ATGTCCGGTGTCAAGACTAGAATTGTGAACAACAAAACATTCCCTTATCAAGGGGACTCAAGCAACTTAGCTTTGTTTGGTCAACATCTGTACGGTGAGGGAGGTAGGGCAGTCACCATCACTGAGGGTGAGATCGACGCCATGGCAGTCAGTGAGATGTTCGACGGTAAGTGGCCCGTAGTGTCCATTAGGACTGGTGCGGCAGGTGCAAAGACTGACATTAAAAACAACCTAGAATGGCTTGAGAGCTTTGAGTCCATAGTACTCTGCTTTGACAATGATGATGCCGGATCGAAGGCTTTGGATCAAGTGCTACCTTTGTTCTCTCATGGTAAGGCCAAGGTGGTTAAGTTACCCCTTAAGGACGCAGGGGAGATGCTTGTGCAGGGTAAGCTACAGGAGTTCACAAGGGCTTGGTGGGACGCAAAACCCTACAAACCCTCTGGGCTAATCAATGGGGCCGACCTCTATGATCGTATCATTAATTCCCCTATTGTGGAGAGTGTCCCCTATCCATGGTCCTGCCTTAACATACTTACTCACGGGTTCAGACCTAAGGAGTTAGTTACCTTTACGTCAGGCTCTGGCATGGGTAAGTCTCAGGTGACCAGAGAGTTAAGCCATTATCTACTACGGCAGACCAGTGATAACATTGGCATTATGGCGCTTGAGGAATCCGTAGACCTAACGGGTAAGGGTATCATGTCCATTGAGGCTAACCTTCCACTGCCTACACTCAGGAATGACCCGGACATACCAAAGTCTGATCATATTAAATGGTTCAACATGACCTTAGGTACGGGTAGGTTCACCTTGATGGAGCATTTTGGCAGCACCGGAGAGGACAATCTCCTGTCCAAGCTAAGGTACATGATTAAAGGGACTGACTGTAAGTGGGTCATTATCGACCACCTAAGCATCATTGTGTCTGATCAGGAGAACAACGACGAGCGTAAGGCTATCGACAGTATTATGACTAAGTTCCGTACCATTGTGGAGGAGACTGGTGTAGGTATCTTCCTAGTGTCCCATCTTAAGAGGCCTGACGGTAAGGCCCATGAGGACGGCGGTAAGATTTCACTTGGTCAGTTGAGGGGTTCAGCCGCCATAGCTCAGTTGTCCGATATGGTCATTGGGTTAGAGAGAGATCAGCAACATGAGGACCTAACCATACGTAACACCACTACCGTAAGGGTACTTAAGAATCGCTACAGTGGTGAGACCGGACCTGCTTGTTACCTTTTGTACGACAGGGATACAGGGCGTATGGTAGAGACTTGTAACCCAGAGACAGGGGACGTTGATGATGAAGAATTTTAAAGCATGGGCCTCAGTTTATTCAAAGGGTAAGTTCTATGCCGATATGGGAAAATGGAATAAACAGATTTACTTAGATAACAGATGTGATTCATCCTGTGAATGTTGTTGGACTAAATACCCTATAGAGTTATTACATTTCCATCACCCTGTCCCTGCCGACAAAGTAATGAAGGTAGACGTAACGAGGTGGAGAGGGGTTAAAGGGCCTTCACAAAAATCCCTTGACGAAGCCAATAAATGTGTGGTTCTATGTGGACCTTGTCACGATCTTGAGCATATAGCTTGGAAATTTAACGAGAGTATTTTAGATGACGAAGAAACTTATCTTAGATATAGAGACCACAGAGCTAGTGAACCGAAACGTGGGGACTATCTGGATGATGGGTACAAAGGACCTGCAGACGAACCAGATCAAGCACTACTTTCCCCTTCATGATTTAGAGGAGATTAAAAATGATCTTGCTGGATATACTCATATTATTGGTCACAATGTTATAGGGTTTGATCTTCCCGTACTTGAGGAGCATCTGGGGTTGGACTTTAGTGGACATGAGATTATAGATACTTTGGTCCTATCTAGACTTTTCAATCCTCAACTAGAGGACGGTCATAGTCTTAAGGCATGGGGTGATCGACTTAAGTCTCCCAAGGGAGACCATGATGATTGGACACAACTGTCCCCTGAGATGATTAAGTACTGCGAAAGGGACTTGGATTTAACCCATCACGTTTATACTACTCTTATTAAAAAGCTTGAGTCATTTACAGGGGAGTCCGTAGAGCTAGAGCATGAGGTACAGAAGATAATCACAAAGCAAGTGGACAATGGTTGGCTTGTGGATCAACGTAAGCTACATGATCTACAGGCCAAACTTAAGGAACGTAAGATGGAACTAGAGGACGAGGTACATGAGAAGTTCATCCCTCTACCTACGTCAACTGAAGAAACTATAGAGCCTGAGTTAATAAAGGGCGGATCACGTTATAAAATCACTAATATTAAGTTCTTAGGTGATGATATGTGCAACGTAGGTGGTCCCTTTACAAGAGTTGATTGGAATGAATTCAACTTAGGTTCTCGTCAACAGATAGCAAGACACCTTGAGTTCTACGGGTGGAAACCTAAGGACTTTACTCCCACAGGTAGACCTTTGGTGGACGAGGAGGTACTTAGTAAGGTGAATATACCTGAGGCTCAGTTAATAGCTGAGTACCTTATGATAGTCAAGAGAGTTGGGATGGTGGACTCATGGCTTGAGAAGACTGAGGAAGACGGAAGAGTACATGGTAGTGTGAATACAATAGGCGCAGTGACCGGGAGAATGACCCATAGTGGCCCTAATGTGGCCCAGGTCCCCGCAAGTTACTCACCCTATGGAAAGGAATGCCGTAGTTGCTGGACAGTCCCAGAGGGTTACAAACTAGTTGGTGTCGATGCGTCTGGGTTAGAACTACGCATGTTGGCACATTACATGAATGATAAGGAGTACACTAATGAAGTCATTAATGGAGACATACACACAGCAAATCAAATCGCTACTGGACTTACAACAAGAGACAACGCTAAAACTTTTATCTACGCTTTCCTCTATGGAGCGGGAGATTCTAAAATCGGGTCTATCGTCGGAGGTTCTAAAAAAGATGGCGCAAGACTTAAAGACGAGTTCCTCCGAAATACACCAGCTTTACGAGACCTACGGGAACGAGTGGAAAGAGTCGTTAATACAAAAGGATATCTTGTGGGGTTGGACGGAAGGAAACTAATCATCAGGTCACCACATGCGGCACTTAATACACTTCTACAGTCAGCCGGTGCAATTATTATGAAAAAGGCATTGACAACATTAGATACATATGCTAAAATACATAATATAGAATACAGATTTGTAGCCAACGTACATGATGAATTCCAAACTGAAGTAGTTAAGAAACAGGCAGAGGAATTTGGTTGGTTGGCAGTGGAGTGTATTAAGGACGCAGGAATTAAGTTTAACATGAGATGCCCCTTAGATGGGGACTACAAGATAGGAACTAACTGGGCAGAAACCCACTAACAAAGGAAGTGATATGACTGAAGAGAAAACATTAGACACATTAGTAGAGGACATTTACACGCTGATGCAGAATAAGAATACTGCCAAGGGTGTTGATACATCAAAGGAGATCGAACGCTTTGGTGAGGCAATGAAGGACCTCATGAAGAAGGAGTTCTTACCTTCTGATCGGAACTACGGTAATGGTAACCTTCGCCTATCCGCCATTGGTAAACCTGACCTACAACAATGGTTCGCTACTAATAAGTACACAGGCGAGAAGATACAACCCAAGACCCTGATCAAGTTCATGTATGGTCATATGATCGAGGAGTTCTTACTCATGCTGGTACGCCTGAGTGGACATGAGGTGACTGACGAACAGAAGAAGGTTTCCGTAGGTGGTATTGATGGACATATGGACTGTAAGATTGACGGTACGGTTATTGACGTAAAGTCCACCACTAATTTTGGAATTAAGAAGTTCCAAGATCGTACCTTAGCCTCTAATGATAGCTTTGGTTATGTCGATCAGTGTAAAGCATACGCCCATGCAGAAGGGGACACCAAGTTTGGTTGGTTAGCTATGGACAAACAGAACGGCACTCTCTCTGTCCTCACATATGACCTTGCCGACAAGGACGATCCTATGTATGAGTTCTACTCAAGTGACATTGAGGAACGTGTTAAACATGTAAAGCAATGTGTCGTAAAGGAAGACCGTCCCTTTCGATGCGACTCGCCTGTGGAGGACGGGAAATCAGGCAACTTAAAACTGCCTACTATTTGCTCGTACTGCAAATACAAGAGACATTGTTATCCAGAAGTGCGAGGTTTCTATACTGGCAGTGGTCCAAAGTTCTTAACTACTGTAGTAAACGCCCCTAAGAATAGAGCCGGGGTGCAACAACCTGAGATTAATTTAGATAAAGGAGAAGTAGACTATGGTTAAAAAAACTGCAATGATCAGACGGACACCGACACGATTAGAGCATTTCATCACCGACATGAATGAGCTTCTTGACGAAGGGTGGGAGTTCGACGGACCAGTCATTTTAAACCAATCGACAGGAGAACTATTCCGTTTCTTTGTTAAGGAGGGTAAACAACCAAAGAGTAAGGCCAGTGCCAAAGCAACCAAAGTACAGGAATAAGTTCGAGGAGGAGTGTGGTAAGGCCTTATCGGGTCTTGCTACCTACGAACCACACAAGGTTCCCTATGTGGTACACAGGGAATACATACCTGACTTTGTAGGTCGATCCAAGAACAACATAGAGACACTTGTTGAGGCCAAGGGGTACTTTAGGGTAGGAGATATTCAGAAGTACAAAGCCATTAGGGACTCGTTACCAAAGAAGAAACAATTAGTATTCATTCTTCATAACCCAAACAAGAAGGTACGTAAAGGTGGAAGGTTAACGATGGCACAATGGTGTGACAAGGAAGGGATTAAGTGGTACACTTTGGAGGACAGTAGAGATGCCTTTAAATAACCAGCAATTCCTAAATAGATTAGCGGTACTGACTGACCCTTCCCTATTATGTGACATACTGGACATCAGTACGGAGGACATCATAGAACGCTTTGAGGACTACATAGAGGACTACATGAAGGTTCTAAGAGAAGCCTATGACGTTGATATTGAAATTGACTATGAAGAGGAAGAAATAGATGGATGATATGTCGGAACCTATGTTTATGTTCCCACCGGACATCTTAGTGGGACGTATGGAGCAGGTGAGGAAACTTGTGGAGACTATGCAGTCACATGCGTTTGCCGCTGAGGAACTAACGTCACTTAGACAGGCAGTAACTCTATTGTTGGACAGTTGTTCTACGCCTGACCCTAAGGACACCCAACTACCGGACAACGTAACCACATTGAAACACTAGACTGGAGAGTTAAATGGTAAGTGCAGTAGAGTACATGAAGAAACAACCCGTGTTGGAACAACAAATAGGTGGTAAGCACTACAAAGATATGGTTATCCAACCCATTGAGTTCATTCATAGGAACAAGTTAGGATGGTGTGAAGGTAACATCGTTAAGTACATATGTAGACATGAACAGAAGGGTCAGATAGAGGACCTAGACAAGGTTATCCACTACGCTGAGTTGGCTAAGGAACTTTATTATGATACGTAAGTACTTCTGGAGATCATACCCTGTACGTATGTTTGCCAGAGG